ATATGACTAGCCTGCGCCAAAAGTTAATTTATGAGCTAGTGTAATTTCACTATTATCTATTTTCTCACCTACGACGTGCCAAACGGTTCCATCATATACAAGATTATAAATAAAATTCTATTTTAACAATCCGCCAGTTACTGGCGCACCTTTATAATAAATTGGTTTCTCTATACCATTAATTATTAAAGATGCTGCATTAGCATTAGAAGTAGCCATCTTCATTGTAATAGCAACTCCAGGAACTAATTCAAAATTAGTAATAGAAGCTATTAAAGCAGATGACTCTCCATTGCTATTAGCGGTAGTATATAAAATTGGCTCAATTAAATATTGATTCTAATCGTTAATGCTAATGGTATGAATGTATCCCATTCATATCACCACCTTATGTAGCTGGTACTACAACTGTTGTTGGAGTCTGTCCTAGACTTGGTTTCGTTCCTGCATCCCATCCACTAGCGGATCCAACCGTTACTGGAGTAGAACTAATAACAGTAGGAGTATTAGTAGTCCAAGAACCAATTGCATCAAAGGTTACCGCGGTTCCTAGAGTAGTGTCTCTTCCCATTGTAATATTTAGAATTCCGCCAGTTACAGATGCCGTAGTTGCTGTACCTGCTTGTGTAACGTTAGGCACGCTTACTTCGGTCGTCGTTAAAGCTGCGGCGACACCGGTAGTAGTAACAGATACATTAGATACAGCAGTATCTGTAACCGTTAATTGCGGTAACGTGCCATCATTCCAACTTGTTACTTCATCAATTGTATCTGTGGTTTGACTTGTTTGAAGAACATAACTTCCTTCATCGCCTAACTCAATCCAATCTGTGCCATTATAGACATATTCTTTATTATTAGGTCCAAGCACTACATCACCTGATTCATAAGAACCAGAAGTTGGCGGCACAGCAGCAACCGCGCCCTTAAAATGCATTGCGCCTGTAAGCCCACTTAAACCCGCAGTCTTATCTAACACATAATTAACAACCGCAGTCGCTGTTGGAATGTTATTATTAGTGGTAGTATGGTCGGCATCTACTAAAGAATTTACTGTGTCTTTTTCCGCGGCAGTACCGATATCGGCAGTACCCACTACCTGGTTTGTAGTTGCGTTATATGGAGTTTTGAATACATATTCTGTATTCGTATCAACATTGTCATTAACAACCCAATTCTGGTTTTCATCTAGCGTAAAGCTAATAATTGTGTTTGCCGGACAAGTAAAATTGCCTACTACATTAAAAGCATTGGTTAATGTACCTACTAACAAGGATGCCCCAGAGGTTACTGTATTACCATTTACAAACTTAATATGAATGGTAGAGCCACGAATTGGATTATCATAACTTGTATTAACATAATCACCCGTAATAGGCGTGCTTGTTCCATTGGTTTCTGCGGTTATGTCCTTTATAGCAACATTCGCGGCTGTACCACAGATGCCATATAAAGTAGAGCCAACCAATGCTGTGGTTGAAGAAGAACCGTTTGCTATCTAAACTTTTCCAATATAGCTTGCCATTAGCTTTCCTCCTTAGTGACATCTGTCACTACTGTTCTTTTTTCCCAAGATAACGAAGGAAGTATTCCGTTAGTTACCTTAAATATACTATTTTCAATTGTTGCTTGTGTTGTAGTACCAGGTAGCCAACTTACAACACTACCTACTGTGCTTTTGGATACATTAAACTAAAAATTAGAAAGCTAAGTATATCCGCTACCCATAGTATAATGATATATACGATTTGTAGATAAATCAACATATAATTTATCATCTGATCCGGGAGAAGGGAACGCCGCGAAATTTACGGCTTTAACAATTTCGGTTTCATTCCCATTTAAGGTTCCCGAATCTATAAATGGGAGATTTACCACATTGGTACTCCCATCTCCAACCTTTAAACGAGAAAAAGGGTGAGCTGTATCGGCTGAATAGACGATAAGCTCACCCGCAAGCGGTACGAAACCCGCAGACCCGTCCTTAGGACCGGCTTTATTCCAATTGGCTTCGGTATCGCTTTTCAACCGAATTCTCGTCTTTATGGTATTATTTGAAGTTGCCATATAAAGACCTCCTTGCTATCATTTCAAGCAAGTTTTAAATTACTTCTGTACTGCTGCCGCAGTCCAATGTTATATATGTTTCAGCAGTTTGCCGCAAATCTTTCACATCTCCGGTTACTGCAATAGATTCTAACTATATTTTCTTACTAATTTGTTCTACTTCTTTGCGCCCGCCCCTTCCATCAGGTACTTGCGCGCCTTCAAGAACATTAAGATTTAATGCGGCCTAATCTATAGTAACGTTAATCTCTTTATTAGCATTAGGATAATAAGTTGTTCCATTGATAATAAGGGTTTCTACCTTATTTTCATACTCTGAATGAGGGTCAGGGCTAATAGTAATGGTCTTATTATCATCAGCCGTTAGTTCTATTCCGTCATAAATAACACGCTCTATTGTATTTACTTGTGCGCCTGATTCAATAGACGATAACTTAGCCTGAGCTTCATCATCAAACTCTTTTACTTGTAAATCAATTGATTTCGGAAGAGTCTATACAGTTGTTGGCGTAATTTCATTATCATTTAAAAAGATATGCTCTATAACATTACGCTGCGCACCAATATCTATATTATCTAACTTAGCCTTATCTTCATCTGTATAATCATTAGAAGATAGTGTCTTACCCTCTACAACATCTACTTTTCTGTTAAGTAAATTAGTTAATCCTGATATTTTAGTAAATGAAATGCCTGCGTCCGGCGCGATATCCGTATCTGTAATACTACCTTTTACGGCATAGCTACCTTCATCGCCAAGCAAGCGCCATGCGCCGCCGGTCCATACAAACTCTTGGGCATTATATAATATTACATCGCCGGGCATTGCCTTAGCGAATTCATATCCACCAATACGCGGATCAACATTACTGTTCGGATTGATAACAACAGAAGCCTCGCCGATAAAGTGCATCGCGCCGGTAAGACCTTCTACTGCTTTATCAACATAATTTTTAACTAAGTAGTTCGGAACTAAGTCAGTATTTGATGCAATTTCAGTCGCAATTGGGCGCGTCTAGACTGGATTTTCTCCCATACCAATAAGAACTTCACCCGCATTGAGGTTGGTCGCGCCAGTTCCGCCCTGAGTTACCGCAGCAGTTCCTGCTATTGTAGTGAAAGTAGGACGTGCTTTAGTTGTACTAACGATACCATTTTCTTCTGTTACTGAAGTGACGAAATAATTGTCTATTGGAGTATCAGTAGAGTTTAAATTAGCAATATACGACATCATTTGGTTACGGTTAAATGTAGCCAAATTTGCGTAATTACTTATGTTAGACGGTCTAATCCATGCTAATAAGTTAGCGTAATCTTCTAGATCAATGTAATGATTGGTATCAACAGTCCAAGTATCTTCGGTATTTTCTTTATACTGTAAATAATATTTATTCGCATTTTCATCAGTACCTTGTACTAACTAATAGATGCGCGGTGCAATATTAAATTCAGTATCACTAGAAATGTTTTCTTCAATAAAACTTTTTAATCCAGAAATCTCACTCGCAGTATAGGTTGGTTTTGTTGGTTGCTTTGCCCAGTTAAAAACATCCGCCGCAACCGCCTACACCCATGGGAGTCTATAAAAATAGTTTTCTCCATCACCAATTTTAATTCCAATTGCGGGTGGGGTATTCTCTGGAGTATTATTAGAGGGGAAGATAGTGTTAGAAGTAGGAAAAGCGCATATAGCGGCTTCACCTTTCTTTAGAATAACATCACTATTCATCCATTGGCTATAGGTACCATAACGTAACTAAATCCGAGTTTCAAGAACATTTTCCGCCATTGCGCTTCACCTCCTTATGCCGTACCTCCGTAGATAACCAATACATCTCCAGTCGGCACATAGAGTTTAGTAGTTGAAACTTGATTGAAAGTCATAAAGCCAGTATTCTAAACTATTACATAGTCCTAATCTGTCATGACTTGTCCCTAGGCATCCAATGGGGCAGATTTAACGCCGCCTAGTTTTGCATGAGTTGCTACTTCTAAGGTGAAGGTACCAGAGCCATCACCTGTTGCTCCTACTACGTCCCAAACACCGTTAATAACCATGTATTCATCGTAATGCGTTCCATCAGTAGAAAGCATCATGTATAATGTATTTTCATCTGCTTCTGCCGCCACAGGTAATTCTGTGACAACTTCGCGCTTTAAGTGATTCGCGGCAAGAATCTAATCATCAACATATTGCTTATTAACCGCATCAGTAGGATTAACCGGTGGATCTGTAATTGTTAAATGTTCAATTGCATCTCCTGTGATTGCGTGTATAACTTCTAAATCTTCTGCAAAACTATCGCTAAAAGTTAATGAGCCATCGGCCATTAGCTTAAAATAACGAGTGTCTAATTTATTTAAATAGGGTAAATGCGCCCAATCACGGATGCCATCACCTATTTTAATTAAGAAGGTATCTGACTCAAGGCCATATTCGCCTGCGGCAAGAACTGGATTTCTAGTAGTCCAATCTTGTGCTTCATCATGTCTAATTTGTAAAGTAACTTTTACTGTATTGGTTGCCATCAAGCCTCACCTCCATTTACAATTGTTTCTGCAATTAACATTGCATTTACTGGAATATATTCATTATCCCAATAATATAAGATTTTTTCATTAAGGTCAAAATATAACATATCTTGCACTCCCGGATTCGGGAAATTATCAAACGTGTCAAACACAATTTCTTGTCTATTCTTTTCAAGATAAGATCCAAAATTAGCATAAAATTCTACTCTTGTACCATTGTAGCCACTACTTGCCGCAAGCGCAAATAGCCAGTCGCCCATAATTGCAAGGTCTTGCATAGACCACGGATAGATAGAACTTATAGCAGTTGGGTCAGGAAAAGGTGGCATTATTGCGCCACTACTATTATCATTGCCCCAGGGATACACCATTGCAAGCCCTCCGGCGCGAGGGTGCAATGGCATAATTCTTTTATCATATTCTAATAATAGGTCCCTGGTCCTATGTCTTGTATCAATATATCTCATGAAAACTCACGAATCTCACAGATGGGAAGACTAAAGGCGGAGTAATAAGAATCAATAGAAGAACCATTTACTGGTAGAGCTGTATCGGCATCAAACTCTGGTTCGTGATATACCTTAACATCCCATTGATATCGCCTATCAGGCTCAATATCCATTGTATCCTCATGTACAAAATTAACCTAAAGCTCGTCATTCTCCATCGTGCATAATTTCTAAAATATTACTTCCTTATGTAAAGGGTCATATATAGAGAAGACCGCGACATCTCCAGACTCCATCCCAGGAAGCTTAGGAAGAGTGAATGTACCCGTATCGCCGCGTGGTATAATTAGGCGCCGCTAGACTACTCTAATCATATTATACCTTACCTATAATAACGAGGATTGCGCCTATCATCACCATAATGATATTCGTAATCTTCTTCATCGTCATCATAATTATAATTTGCATAGTTACCAGCACCACGGCGACGATACTGATAATCACTATTATTTAATTCGCGGATTTTTTTAGCATACTTGGCCTTGAGTTTATCCTACTACTGAAGAATGTAATTCATATCATAGCCAGAGTTCTCTAAGGACATTACTGCTTCTTCGGCGTGCTCAATTTCTTTTTCTACATGGTCAATAAGATAATCAAGCTTGCGCGCGGCTTCGCGCTCATTTGCTTGCTCTAAGCGCTGCGCCATACTTAGTAAGTATTGTTTGGTATCTTTCTCATAGTCAATCCATTTCTTAAAACCATCATGCACTGCTGTGCGTTTGGTGTTGGTATCAACTTCATAGCGAGTATGAGAATACCAATTCTGAGGAATAACATTAGTATAGTCTATATTGTTATAGGCAAAACTATTGTTGTTATTCATAGAATTTGGTTGTTGTTGCTGTTGCTGCTGATTATTCTATGGCTGATTATTACTCATCCCAGTAGTAAAAGCCATAGTGTTAGGAGAAATTAACTGGTTATATTCGCGCATATACATATCTTTTGCCTTGCGATAGGTTAGTAGTTCGCAAAGCATTTGATACTCATGACATTTTTGATAGCCAGGTAAGTTGAGGAAGCCGTAATAATCAGCGAGCTGTTCGTGCATTTCTACGCCTTGCTTCATACGATTGATTAAATCGGAATAAAGACGCTGCACTTCTTGGTTAGCCTGTGCCATAATACATCTCCTCCTTAGCAAAGCTTAGTGATAATTAGATTATAATGGGCATCTGTTGCGCCAACGTCGCTGGGATTAACTAGGGTGACTGTTGTAGGAGAAGAAACACAATTGCAAGGACAATCAGATTGCGCTACTGTAATAATACAGTTGGTAGATACTGCGGCATAATCACCTACAGCAGCAGTTGCCTCATTGATAGCATCTAAACGTGGGATGCCATTTACAGCAACTTGCACACCGAAGTTACCGGCATCTGCTGGAGTGCCATAAGCATCTACTTTTACTAAATAAACACCGCGTTTCATTAAAGCTACTGTAGCAGGAGCGGTATGTGCGGCAGAATTACCTTTAAGATAAGAAATGCTATTTAGTGGGATAGTTGCGCCTGCGGCAACATCTAAGCCATCGCTATATACTTGAATCATTTTATTTTCCTCCTTTTATAAAAAAAGAAAAGAGGGCACTATTATAGTGCCCTCCTTATATGTTTTAACGAGATACACTATTGTATTCTGGGTTAATTACATATTGCATCCGCAATTGTTACTACAAAAAGGATTATTACCAGCGCTGTAAGTCCATCCCTGAGGATAGCGAACTACGCCCGCTAGCTGGCTTTGTAACTGTAGAGCCTGTACCTGGTCACGTAGATCCTGGATCTGATTACCAGTTAGGGTATCAATAATCTTCTGTACACCAGCAGAGGTATTAGCATTGATCGCGGCGGTGTTCATAGCATTTTCATAACGAGCCTGAGCAAGACCAGCATTAACACTGTTAAAGCCATCCATTAGTGCCATTTTGGTAGAGCAGCAGCAGTCATTCTGATTGGCAAGTAATGTCATTTGATTTGTACGAACATCACCAATCTGAGCGGTTAGTGCGGCCTGGACGTCTTTCATTACATTGATGTTATCATACTTAGCCTGCGTGGATGCGGCAACAGCCTGAGCTGTACCATTTGTGATAGCGTTCATGATATCGCGGTTCTGATCCTGTAGATCATTAAAGTTGAAGCCGTTCTGAATGAAGTCCTGAGATGCGGCTTGCCCGCGGCCACCAAAGCCACCATTAAATCCACCATTGAACATAGCAATAATAGCGAATAGCCAAATTAGGCCACCCCAACTATTGCCTCCACCGAAACCATCATTGTTGCCGCTGAGTAGGGCAACATCGGAAGCGGATAATCCATTTTCTCCCATATCCAATTCCTCCTATGATTAAAACATTTTATTGTGAGAAAATATTTTTCTCACTATAAATTATGTAAGAAGCATAGGAAAAAAATTGGGTAAAAAGTGCGGGGTAGTAAAGTTTTTTGAAATTAAAATTCATTTAAGACATGAGTTTCAATAATTGAATCAATCTTGTAAAATTTCATTGCGGTTCCTTCTTGTAATTCATTACATAGAGTTTGGCCGCGCTTATTGATTTTAATACTAGGATTATTTTCTATTAATTCATATGTATGAAGATTTTTCTTATTATCAATTTTCGCGCTAGTATGATAGAGCTGGAGAATATCATCGGCAGAAAGAGCGGTAACATATGCTCGAACATCACTAATCTACCCATAAAATGGATTACCATTTGATGTATTTCTGGCTCCAACAAAAAAACCAGTTGCTGAACTCCAATAATCATTTGAAGCAGGCGTTAATTTAATTCCATTACAATATATATCACGCGCTCCAGCATCATTCGTTTTTACTACTACAATATGATTCCAATCATTTTCTTTATACGAATCACCTAATGTACTTTTACTTCCAGTACTACGAGTAGATCCAAATACTCCTATAATAGTTCCTTGATAAAATGATATACACATATTAGAAAATGAATCAGCCACCATGTGCTGTGATGTAGATTTATTTTTAGTAGTTTTACACCAACAGCTTAGTGTACGGATATCAGCCCCAGGAGTTGTTGTGGTAATTCTTTCGGTACCATTAAATGAAGAAGAAAGAGAATAGCGAGGAGTATTAGTATTTAATGTAATATTGCCGGTAATAGTCCCATTATGATTATATCCGCTGCTATCTTCTATACCTCCATCCGTATATAACATACCAGTATCTAATGTTCCAACTTCTAACTTCAAATCTGTAATATATAGATAACCACCATTACCGTATGTAGTGGTAATTTTAGAAACGGTTTTTCCTGCAGTGCTGGTTATACTTTGATGTTTCCATTCATGTATGGAATTAGCTGGTGAAATCATCTATGTTGCTGCTGAACCATCACTATATATAAAACGTAAATATAAAGATGAACTTTTATTATCTGTTCTATAATCGTCTCTCCAAGTTATACTTAACGTATACTAAGTGTTTGCTTGATACGCAATAGATCCAGAAAATAAATCATTTGATCCAGTGCTAGTTTTACTATATAAAATACCATTTGAAATTCTATAAGCTAATCTACCTTCATATATTTCATGGGCTGCTATAGCACTTTTCCAAGGGTCACTATCAAATATATTAGTTGGAATTAAATTCATATTTGCCTAGTCCAACTTATAATGTAATACCAACCCCTAACTAATTTCTTTAACTTCCGCGGCGGAAAGGCAATGATCGTAAATCCGGATGTCATTTAATCGTCCATTTAAATAATTTCCATAACCGCTACCATTAGCTTGAGAAGCGCCAATAGATGTTATATTACTCCAATAATTACTGGCTAATGCACAAGTATAATTCTATTTAAATTCACCATTTATATAATAAGAAACTTTTGTACCATCATAAGTTATACTTAAATGAAACCAAGTATTAGTAGGATAAGTATAATTTGTTGTCCATTGTATGCTATTTCCACCTGGATCTATTCTAATTTTACCACCAATTAAAAAGATAGAAAAACCGTATCCAACAGTTGTCCTATCACAAACAATTGTTTGTGTAGAAGAGGCAGAAGTAGAATAAATCCAAGCACTTACAGAATACTATGTATTATAAAATTTATAATTAGTATATAAATATTGATTACTTCCATTAAAAGCATAACAGCTTCCAATTTTCCCACTAGTATTTACGGTTGCACTATTATTAATAATAGTAGCATTGGCCGTTCCCTAATTATGCAAATCCCCATTCAGCGGCAACCATACTTTTAAACTCATGGGCCACCTCCTTTATTATAAAAAAATAGAGGGAGGGATTCCCTCCCTCCCTCATTTTGTTAATTGCTAAATTAAACCATTTAAATCAATCCCTCTCGCCTGCGCCATTTGCTAAGCGACCGCTTGTAAATTACCGCCTTTTAGCAATGCCGCAAGCTATGGATTCTAACTTATTACATTAAATAAGTATTGCTATGGATTCTAACTCATACGCACGGCACTCATTAGATTTCTAACCTAATCAATATTATTCAACTGTTGCTACTGGGGCTGTGCTACGTTTCGCATTTGACTTATTAGACTTGGCATTTATCCATTCCTCCACTGCGGCTAAGCGCGCCGCAAGATCGTTTGTATCAACTGGTACTGGTTTTTCATGTAGTTTTACATCAAAGCCCTACACTGTTCTATTGTTATTCATGTCGGTCCTAATCCACCAAATAATATCTTGATCGGCATCAGGCAAATAGATTTCACTATTTGGCCCCATTTGAAACTACCAAGCAGCATTCTCCCCATGAATTGGGGTAGCGGTATAACGTGGTAAAGATGATTGCCAATTGAAGTTAGAATTCACATATGGATTAAATTGTGCTCCACCGGCAACCATATTGTTGTTCTAATTTAGAAAGTTATTCATTTAAGTACCCTCCAATTTATCTAATATTGCAAGTACTTTTTTCAATTCTTCTTTAAGTTCGCTTAGGGATGGTATAGTAGCAGTATTATTGATTGGCGCGAGAAATTTAGTCATCATATAACCAATCTAATTGTGGATTTGTATATTAGACCAGATATCATTATGCTGGCTCAATACTTCTACTATCGTTCCCTATTCTATCTAAGCAATAATCGCGCCATTCGGTGATTTGCGAAAATTTACAGGCGAATTATTATTCGCCGTCACCCTTGCTTGCATCTTCTTGCTCCTTTAATTTAAGTTGTTTTACTTGTTCTTCAATTGCGGCGCGAACAACATCTTCATCAAAGGTTAAATGCTTTTTGCTTAGTAGCTTTTGTGCGAGCTTTAATGCATAGGATAGTTTATCTTCACCCATTTTCGCGCCAATAAAGATCTGCTCTGCGGCATAAACTACAGTACGGGCAATACCATATAGAACAGCTAACTATTCTGCCGTTGCGTGCGCGCGAATCCATGGTAGAGCAAACGCGCCAAATGCGCCGAAAACTAAAATAATAACTCCAAGAATAATCCAAGTAATATTCATAAGCAATATTACCTCCTTTTTCTTTTATTATATCATATTTGATAATGAGTTGTCAAGTATTAGGTTATATCTAAAAATTTAGTCATCATGTAGCCAGTCTTACCAAGATAGCTGACCTTTGTCCATTTGTTATCCTATAAGACCTGAACGCGCTATCCCTTATCAACGCGCATTAGAATTGTAGCGCTAGTAGAAGGAGAAGCACGCAATGCGACCTTTGTATCATTAACAATTGCACTACCGGTAGCATCTTCTACAGGTGTGCTAATTGGGGTTGAAGTTGTCATGCCATAATCCACTCCCTTTAATTCTCCCCATTCGGCCCATTTCTTATTAGTAATTTCAGTAACAATAACACCACTCTATGTACCAGAAGCTTCTATTACATGTCCGTTACCAATATAAAGACCAACGTGTGAGCGGTCTGTCTTATTCTTTAAAACAAACACCGCTGTTCCGGGTTTTAATTCTTTTCCGTCAGAACGCTTGCCGCCTACTAAATCTCCCTATGCAGTACAATACTTGCTCCACATAGTATTAGAGCCGTGATACATATAGCCGCCAAGTTCCTTAAATGCCCAAGCAAATAAGCCAGAGCAGTCTGTAACTGTGTGTCCAATCCAACGTGCGCCATACATTGCCGCAGTATAAGCTTTCGCTTTCTTTGCAGCGGCATTCGTCTTCCAGTCCGGCCCGTATGTATTAGTCATGATAGCTACTTTCTAATTTTGCGCGGCTTGAGTCCATTTGGTATGAGTTTCGCCTAAAATATAACCCCATTTGTTATCATAAGCATACTAAAATTTAGCAATTAAATCAGCCGTTTTGATCGCCATCTTCCTCATCTCCTTCTTCTTCCTCGGTATGGGAAGTTATTTTGCTTAGTAGAGATTTGAAACCGCCTTTGTCAAGCCATTTCAATACAAATCTATCGCTGTAAATTATTTTCTCTCCTAAGCTATTTACAAGATAAGTTCCTTCATTGACTAGCATTATCGTATCAATTCCAGCAATGGTAGATACAAGTGCTTCCGCCGCAGAAGGGACAAGAGCGGATAGGGCGATAACCCCAAAACGGTATATCGCCCATACCCAACAAATAAATTTACTTAGCCATTTACTATACTAAAGTGCTGCGGCCGCAACCTTATGTGCCATTCATATCACCTCAGTCTATAATGTGGTTTTTCTTCTCCAAATAATTTCCACCTAAGTAAATCATCTACATAAATACAGACAAAAGAAAGAACAAGCCAGATAATACAAAACGGAACGCTGCATTGACCCCAGAAGAAGGTCATGCGGCGATATTCCCATATATGTAGTTTTAAAATAATGTTAAGAACTATGCCCGCGGCTGCTTCGCAGAAGATCGCAACGCCCATTCCTATTGTGGCCTGCTAGAATATTGGCATATCCCAACTAATTTTTTCATTAATATTGCCAATTAACATACCAACTAGGCCGCCAAGTAGGAACATTGTCCAATGCGTTGCATGCCCTTTCCATAAACATTCTAGGCCGAAATAAATCGCGCCAAAAATTATAAAAATAATAACATCTTTGAATAGTCTTTTCATTGTTCAATCACCTTCAATACTTCAGTTTTATATTCTTCTGGAATTGGAGTTCCATATTCAATTGCGGCAATCTCTTCAATCGTCTCAAGGGAATTGATATAATTCTTTAAAGCATTGTAATATGTAGTATGATAGACTTTGTGGTTTGTCGCGGCGGAAACTATTTGACTAATTTCTTCCGCGGTATAGAAAATACAAGATTCCCCATCGGCGTGATAAGGAATCATTTCTTGTGTTTGAGCCATTACACCCAAACTCATTAGATTAAGCTGGTCTTGTGTATCAAGAGAGAAGTGTTTCATTTCGCCGCGAAGCCCTACATCAATGCCTGCCTCAATAGTTTTACGGCATTGATGAGACATTTCGGCAATTTTGGATTGGCGAATGAAGTCAATTGAACCCTAATCTACTGGATCGTTTTCAGGCTCATCCTCTCCTTCTTCATACTGTGTATTATCATATATTATTTCATTTTGCTTGATTGCTTCCATGAAGATATTATATTCTTCTTCAGTAATTTCAAGCGCTAAGACTTCAGTATAATCACTCTAACGAACAATTGGGCGCATCCAAGGACTTCTGTATATTATTCCGTTATATTCAATGTATTCACCACGTTTTTCGTCGGTACGAACAAATCTCTTGGTCACATTTGAAAAACGAATAAAATTATTAGAAGTGACTGCCCCAATGATCGTATTGTCTAATACTAATTTGTAATATTTCATATATAAAACCTCCAAAAAAGGAGGGGCAAAATGCCCCTCCTTGTTAAATAGTAATAGAATAGTTGAGGCCGAGACCTTCAGATGAGCTTACTGCGTTGCTAGTGTTAAAACCAGTAACTGGCCCTGCGGATTTATTAGAGTAGATAAAGTGATTTGCGTTGTT